TTTGTAAGCATTGTAGGAAGCGAATTTGAAATTGTAGGCATGTTTGGAGTAGACAGTATCAAAGATGGTTTATGCCCAGATGGCATTGCCTACGATTGGAACAAGGCTAGCCGGATTGGGCGAGTTAAAAAGGAGCGAATATAATGGAAATCTCAAGAGCAGAACAGAGCGTTATAAAGTATAATCAAGAACAGTATCGATTAGATCAGGCTCGTTTGGAAAAACACCGAGAACAAGATTATAGCAAAAAGATTGAAGAACGTAGACTTGATCAAATCATAGCAGAACGAGTAGCAAGAAATATTCGTCTAGATTCGGATAAGGGTCGACACATCGACATAGAAACTTAGGAGGCATGTATGCCATGGATTGAAAACGTAGCCGCTGATGACATCCCAAAAAGATTTCATCACGAAGCAGGTGAGAACAGTATGCTGATTAGCATAGTTGATCCAGCAAGTTGGCGGCCTGTACCTGCACATAAGTTCAAAGAACAACATAACTTTGAGTTTTTGGATGTAGAAGAAAAGGATGAAGTACTGGAAGAAGCAATGAAGTGCAGTCACGAGCAGGCTAACGAGCTTGTTCGATTGTTACAACACGCATTAGAGCACCGTATGAATGTAGTTGTTCATTGCTATGCAGGCATCTGCAGATCGGGTGCGGTCTGTGAAGTTGGCGTCATGATGGGGTTTGAAGATACTGGCAGATTTCGTAGTCCAAATCTTTTAGTCAAGCATCGCATGATGAAGGCATTGGGGTGGACATATGATGAAAACGAAAAGCCAAACTTAGATGATTGGCGCTCTATGAGACCTATTGGAGATTAATATGTATTTGTGCAGAGAAGAAGTTCAAAAGATTTTAGATACTATGGACAAGTTTCCAGAAGCTACTAGTTTTGAGTTGCTACAAGACAACAGTAGCGGTATTGGTAGTGTTACTAGTTTGATAGTACATACTAAAATTAATGGTTTAGACGGTGAGTTCAAAACTGAAATTTCAGGTGTGGAGAATTGGTAATGACAACATGGGTGACAAGTGACTTGCATTTTGGGCATAAGAACATTATGAGTTTCTGCCCAGATGCAAGAGCACGATTTAGAAATGATTTAGCTTACATGAACGAAGCAATGGTTAAAGAATGGAACGACTTGATCGAACCAGAGGACACCGTTTACATCTTAGGTGATGTTGCGTTTATGTCAGGCAGTGATGCCGCAAAGATGGTTAAGCGTTTGAATGGCATTAAAATTTTAGTACGTGGCAATCACGACCGTAAGACATTGATGGATGTAAACTTTCGCAGAGCCTTTGCAGAAGTACACGAGTATTTAGATATTACATATAATGGCACTAAGGTTATAATGTTCCATTATCCTATTGCAGAATGGGATCAAATGCACAGGGGTGCTGTTCATTTACACGGTCACTTGCACGGTGGGGTAAGTGGAATGGAAAAATTCCGTTGCCGTGATATGGGCATGGATGCAACAGGTCGTATTGCTGTTAGTATGGAAGACGCGATCCGCGATGCTATGCATGGCGAGATCAAAGGACATCACGTTAAGGAGTAAACAATGGAAATGGTAGAAAGAGCTAGAGTATTTGCTACAGCGGCACACGCGGCTGTTGGACAAGTTCGGAAGTACACTTTCGAACCATACATTGTCCATCCTGCTGAAGTTGCAATGATTGTTGCCGAAGCCGGCGGATCTGAAGCAATGGTTGCGGCTGCTTGGTTACATGATACTGTAGAAGATACTGGTGTTACTAACGAAGTTATCCGTGCCGAGTTTGGTGCAGAAGTTGCAGAGTTAGTTGGATGGTTAACAGACGTTAGTCGTCCTGAACACGGCAATCGAGCGCATCGAAAGGCATTAGACAGAGCACACTCTGCAATGGCACCTGCTGAAGCACAGACAGTTAAGTTAGCAGACTTAATAGCCAACACTCGTAGTATCGTAGAACATGATGTTGCGTTTGCTAAAACGTACTTAGAAGAAAAGCGATTATTGTTAGAGGTTATGACTAAGGGCGATGCTACATTAATGGCAGAAGCTAGAAAGTATATCCGATGACTTATATTACTAATAAGTATCAATCAATCCGACTGCCTAATGAACCAGGCATGTTGGATTGGTTACAAGAAACCTATCCTAACTCAGGATACTACATTGTGGAGACAGTATGATAGATGAAAGCCATTTACCAGTAGCAGAACAAGGATTAGTGTTTCGCCTGCGTAAGCGAGCAGAAATACGGAGACAAATTAAAGATCGTAAAAGTGTACAAGAAGGTGCCGCAGACAGAATAGCAGATTTGCTAGAAGAAGCGGCAGACGAAATAGAAAGGTTACAAAAATGCCAAAGTGTTATCAGCTAGTTGGAGTTCCAGGTTCAGGTAAGAGTACTTGGATTAAGGATCAAATTTGGGCATTAGGTTTGAACATCGTTTCAACTGATGTTTGGGTGGAAGATTATGCTAAACGAATGGGAAAGACCTATTCTGAAGTGTTTACAGAATATATGCCAATTGCTGTTAAACTAATGGCTGATCATGTAGTCAAGTGTCGTGAAAACAATCATGATATAATTTGGGATCAAACTAGTACTACTGTTGCTAGTCGCAGACGTAAGTTCCGTATGCTTCCAGACTATGAACATATTGCAGTTGTGTTTGGTACACCCCCTACAGATGAATTGGTTAGCCGTTTGGCAGGCCGTGTGGGAAAGGATGTTCCGTGGGAAGTTGTACAGGGTATGATTGATAATTTTGAAATGCCTACAGAAGACGAAGGCTTTATTGAAATTTGGAGAGTTTGAGCTTGCTCTTTACATCGTTAGATGTTATAATAATAACATCAACTACTGGTATAGGCAAATGCATATTCAAAAATTCTTAGAACAAGATATCCAAAAACAAATTGAAAAAAGTTGTATTTGGGGACTACGTCTACACTTTCTAGCCAGCGACCTTAGAACTTTTGCCAATGCAGTTGGATCTAAAGATTTAGAGGAGTTGTCTACTTATCACTGGTTCAATCATCATTTTGCAGGAGGCAGTCCAGCAGGTGAAGGGTACCGTACTGCCTCTAACGAAAATTACAACAACCTAGGGTACTGTATTAGAGAAACTCAAAGTAACGTTCTCAATACTACTGAAAAGAAAGGTAACCTAGGAGCAGACCTAGTCACAGGTTATGCACTGAGCCAAATGATGAGTCAAGGTATTAGCGGATTGACGACTGATCAATTCCATACCAAGGATGGCGGTTTCCATTGCGAACACAACTTTCAAGTTAACCATATTAAGAAATTGTTACTAGAAAAAATTCTAACCAACAATAAGATTGATCCAAAGAGCCTAGTTAGGTTTGTTATTGATCACAGTCTAGTGGTAACTGTGCATAATTCTGAACGTAAGGACGGCGGATCAAACTTGAATAAGAACATTGCACCATTTTGGAGATATTCAAATGTCGGTGCTAATGTTTTGCAGTACACTGACGACGGGTTTGAAGACGTAACAAACAACACTATTCAAGAGATCAACTCTACACGATGGAATCGTAATAAATATTTTAAAGCGTTTAGAACCGCTTTTGAAAGTATTGCTCAAGAATCTGTTGACCAGTTCCGCGAAGAAGTGTATACTAGCACTTACAACAAAGAACCGTGTAGTAGCACAAGTCCAATCTTAGATGAGAAGAATCTTAAATTATTGGTCAAGAATGATCCTGGAGCAATCGCTAAGGCATTTTATCCAGACAAATTCAAAGACAGGTGGAAGAAAAACAAATGAAAAAATATCAATGGCACGAATGGGACGTAAACACATTTAAGGCACTAAGCACATTAAATACTGACCCTACTAAAGAACTAATCCATAATAGAATGGGTAGACTATATTGGGTTACTAAAGGCGATGCACTCTATGTGCAACGTTTTGCAAGAGAGAACGGTCCTTATCAAGGACGCAATCTTAAGTTTCTACGTAAGATGAAACCTAATGCACAGACTATTATTGATGTTGGCATGAACGTTGCTAATAACACAATGGAATATGCAACCTGGGCAACGACTGTACACGGTTTTGAACCGTTTCCAGATACTTACAAATTAGCTACAGAAAACATTTTACTCAATCAGCATGTTGAACTAAAAGGTCGTTACTGGGATACCCGTAATGTTAAAACAGTGCATGACCCAAATCATGCAGACGGTTGGTGGAAAAAGCCAGACGGAACATTTGCTAGTTTAGAAATTAGTGGTAACATTGTTACTCACAATGAAGGACTTGGTGAAACTGCTGGGCAGATGGAAATGGAACATCACCCTAACAATGCCGGGCACAACTGTATTCTTACTGAAGAACGAAAAGCCAAGACCAAATACAGTGTTCATGCGGTTCAGGTCAATACACTAGACAGTCATAAATTTGAAGATGTAGACATTATC